TATTCATTTCAGTACTCTTTTGCTTTAAGAATTCAGGATCTATATCTTTTAATCCCGGCTCAGTTTCAATTGTTGTTCCTGCTATCTTACCATCTTTCTCAACACCCTTTTCATTTTTAGGTGGTGGGGTTTCTATTGGAGTAAACTTACCAGGAACATCAGTACCATCAGTCTTTTTAGCTGCAGGTTGCTCAGCCGGCTTTTCAGTTGATGTAGTTGGTTGTTGTACCGGTTCTTCTTTTGAAGATGTTGCAGCTGCTTTTGCTCTTTGAGTAGCTTTTTTAACTGCTCTTGGAGGAAGTTCTTGTACCGTTATCTTTTCACCATTTTGTAAAGTACCTGTAATTGATTTTTCAAATAGTGCAAATACATCTTCGTTTAAAGAATTCTCAAATGCCATTTCAACCACCGATTCGGTTCTTACATATTTTGCAGGACCATTTGGTTTATCGGAATAATATCCACCACCAATAGAATATAATGAACCACCGCTATCAGTTTTAGCTTCTTTGCCCGGCTTCTCTTTTTTTATATCATCCTTAGTTGCTTTTGGAGTTTCTTCCGGCTTAGTTGGTTCTTCTTTTGGTTTATCCTCAGGCTTATCTTTTGGTTTAGTATCAGTTGGAGTTTCCTCAGGTTTTTTTGCTGAAGGTTGTTCCGGCTTAGTATCAGTTGGAGTTTCCTCAGGTTTAGCTGGTTCTTCTTTTGGTTTATCTTCCGGCTTATCTTCTGGTTTAGTATCAGTTGGTTGCTCAGGTTTTTGTTGTGATTTCATTCTCTGTCTTCTCATATCAACATGCGAATTACCAACCGGTGCAATTACTGTATATCCAGCATCTTCTGCTTCTTTAATTTTTCTATCTAATTCTTTTTGACGGAAACCATTATAAGCCTGTTGGCCTTTCATAATTTCATTATCACCCATTTTACCCTCATCGTTATAATTTAACTCATAAAGGTCTTTCTTTTGTGCATCCGTTAAATTATTCCAATCAACCTCACCATCAAATTGTGAACTTCCACCTTTTTTAGCTTGGTCTATAATCCATTGTTTACCTTCATCATCTAAATAATCTTCAGGCTTTAGATTATCACCTTGTCCAACCATATTAGTCCAAATAGATGCTCTAGATTTTGATGGGCTACCTAATTCTTTTTCTATTTCTTTATATACTTGAGATTTATCATCTTCTATATTTGCATTTTCATCCCAACTACTTTCTTCTGCATTATCAAAGTGTCCTTTTACTCCATCTCTAATTTCAGCTTGCTCTCCACCAAATTGAATATTACCATCCTTATCTTTACTCATACCACCTTCACCCACAAACATTACTTTTGTATCTTTAGGTAGTTTTTGTATTTGCTCAATGGTTTGCTTTGTACTTTCAAGTTCACCACCATGCTCTACACCAATAATCAATGAACCATTTGGAGTTGTATCAACATCTAAATCTTCTTGATTACCATTTTCATCTTTAGTAGTTTTTCTTTTCTTTAAATTAGATGCTGCTTTTGTAGTTTGTTCTTTGGTTTTTTCCTTTTTTGCGTTTTGCTTTATTTTTTCTCTAACATCTTTTGTAGCTTTTACTTGATTTAATAAGTCCGGGTCCATTTTATCCCAATCAAGTCCTGTATTTGCAAATAGTTCAGGATGTTTAGCTTGTAATCTTTTTAAAGATTCTATATCATTTGCATCACTTTCTGCTTTATCTAATAAGTCATATAAATCAGAAGTTGCTTTATCTATCTTTGTTTCTTCGGGCTCATCACCTAATGCAGCTGGTGCTGGTGGTTCTTCACCATCTTTAGGTTCTTCTCCATCTGCTGGTGGGGTTGTATCGGGCTTTGATGGCTCGTTTGCTGGCGGTTCTTCATTAGGGCCGGCTTCAGGTCCTTTTGGTTCGTCATCTCCCCATTTTGCAGAAGTTCTTTCACCACCATCACTATCTGGATATGGAATATCGGCTTTATATGGTTCTCCATATTTTTCCTCATACTCTTTTTTTCTTGCAAGGAAATTTTCTGCTGCAGCATCTGCGATTTCTTTATCACCACCCTTGCTTGCGTTTCTCATTTCCTTTTCCACCTTATGCTGTGCGTATTCAGTATTAGCTTTATCAGCTGCTTTATCATCACCACTCTTTTGAGCATCATGCATTTTTTTCTCCGCATCAGTTATGGCTGTATCTAATTGAGTATCACTCATAGCATGTAGTGAATCATCATATCCTTTTTTCTTTGCTTCTTCCTTATCCTTTGCTACTTTATCAGCCTTATTTTTAAAATCTTCAGGACTTCCAGGAGTTGGTTCTTTTTCAGCTTCACTATCCTCTTTATCCTTTTGTGCTAATTTTTCACTAGCAGCTTTTTCTCTATCTAAACGAGCTCCCATAGCAGGGTCTGCTTTTGGGTCAAACATTGCTGCTGCTTTTTTCTTTTTTTCATCTTCAGCTGCAGCTCCACCTTCTTTACCATCTTCACCTTCTTTACCTTTTGCATCTTCTGGTGGTTTAGCCTTACCATCTTTCTCCGCACCTAATTCCTGATTCATTGTTTCTCTTTCAGGACTTCCTTCCGGTGGTAATGTTGCTTCTGCAGCCTTTCTACCAGGGGAATCTTCAGGCTGTCTTAATAAATTACCAACAATACCTTCTTTATCTTCACCACTAGCACTTTTATATCTAACTTTTTTATTAAGTGCTGGATTTGTAAACCCGCCAGCTTCTGCTTCATTCAAGCTTTGTAATATTTCAGATTTAACATGACCCAAACCCATTTCGTTTAACACAATTTCCAATTCTTTTACATGCATTGGATTTTTTGGGTTTGGCATTCCATCATTTACTCTGTATGCCCAATCAGCTACTATTTCGTTTATTAATTCAGATAAATTCATATTCATTAAAATTTGTGGTCTTTTGCTTCACATAGCATTTCCAATTCTTCCCAAGAAAATTTAGGTTTTTCATTTAGAAATACATAACATTTCCATTTCTTTTGTTTTTCAAAATAGATGTGTTTTTGTAAATGCGATGGAATTGCTGCTCCAGTTCCTACTCTCTTTGCAGGAGTATCAAAGAATGTTTTTATTAGTACTGTAATGTTTTCGGTATCATCCCATTTACGGATTTGTTCTTCTAACATTCTCCACTCACCTCTATTAAGATATTTGTCCTGCATTATACAATTTAAGTAAGAAAACGTTTGTTTTAGATTTTCCATATTGTCAGAAAATGTTGCAGCTGGTGCACCATGTCCTTTATCGTATATGTTTGCTTTATAATCTTCCGCATCTGATGTTTTGATATTCACTTCCTTATAAAAATCCATAGCTCCTCTATTTACATTTGTAGGACGGTTAATTGAACGGTATTTAATAACTAAGGGTTGTTCTAATGATTGTGAGTATAAAACCTCAAACACATTGTTTTTAATTCTTACATTCTGTCCAAAAGAAATCAAAGAAAGGATTAAAAAACTAAAAAGGATAACGATTTTCTTCATATTATAGCATGTTTTTGTATATACTATAAATATGGGTTCTTATAGTTTTCCGTAATCCAAACCCCAACTAGCCTTAACAGGAAAACCACTTCCTTCAATGATTTCCTTCAATCCCTTAATCAAACTCTTATCAATATCAGTCGGAACATCAAAAAGAAACGAGTCATAGGTATATAAACAAAAGTTAATACCACTCCCCTTAATGTAATCCAATATCTTTCTCATAACCTCAATATTCATCTCAGTCTCAACGGCCTGTAATAAGTAGTTGAATACCTTTTGTGCATTTGGTTGTTCTATCCAACTTAATGGAATTTCTCTATAAGGTGTTTGTAAGTATCCGTCCTTTTGTACTTCAATCCATAAGTTATCAATGTAATCAGCTACCGCATTGAAATATGGTATCTTACGAAAATCATCATCGATACCACCATAAAGTAATTGGAACGTAATTCCCTTCGATTCATCCACACTACATCCATATTGTTGGGCTAACCACTCATGCACACTGGTTGTTGGAAGTTCGAAATTCACCAACTTACCAATCAATCGAGGGTGATATGCGTTATAATCCATTTGTAGGAATATACCATCGGAAACGAAACATTCTCTACTACCATCGGTTTTGTTTAGGGCGGCATAGTTCACACCACCATGTCTATTAGATGGTCTACCTGTCACCGTAAATGGATTGTATTCCGTAAACACTAAATTATCGGGTGAAAGCTGTTTAGTGGCTTGAGGCCATCTATCAGTAAATTTTTTCCCATCGACACGGATTCCGAATTGTTCAATATCTGAAAGGGTTGGTATAAACACTTCATTGTACCACTTAAGAGTAGTAGTGTAAGGTTCATTATGGAAGTACTTACCGAATTGCGGTTCTATCACTTCTACAATCTTCATTAGAGGAAGGGATTGTATCAAGTCATCTCTATACCCTTTGTGAGTTAGGGTTGAAAGGAGAGGATTTAAAGGGGCTTCATAATCAATTACCTTTGCTTCCTTTCTAAAGTATGCCGAATCTACATCATATAGATTTACCGAAACATTAAGAGTATGTAATATCTTTTTCTTTTGGAATACCCACTTTTGTCCGTTGGTATTAAGTACCGTCTCTATTTCTTCATTAGATAGCGATAGAGCGTCTGTATGTTTATGTGGTAATATGTATAACCCATCGGAACATCGTACAACTACGAGCGAAAGAGAAGTGTTTAACGGATGCTTACTATTATCTACCCACAATGGATACCAAATAGATACTTCCGTTTCCAGCTTTTGTTTTAATTCATTAATTTCCTCAATAGACTCAACAATATTCATAGATACAAAGATACAAAAAAAATCCCAAACTACCAAATTAATGTAGAATGGGATTTTGGTGGAGATGAGGGGAATCGAACCCCTGTCTTACAAAGTAATCATAATACCAGCATATCACACGTTTAGGTAAAGTTTAATCTTATTCACTTTCCAAAATAATTGGGGCCGTATGGTTAGTACAGCTTTCCACCAACCTATCAGTTTTTAAGAGCCGATAGGTAGAGCTCCGTTTTGTTCACTTCTATTTAAATGTTCCACGAGTGATGCGGAATGAACTAAGCAGCGTATGCGTACTCAGAAGCCCCAATGAATTCCATCATAGAATCAAAGGTCATAGTTGACATTTCGTCAGTTATTGTTTTGTACAGATTTAAAGACATCTAGCACTTCTGTCTACGTGTGGTACTACCATTCTCATTGCAATCAAGTCCATGGCATCCCCATATAATTATGTAAATATACGAATAATTTGTTACAGTACCAAATCTTTCTTCTTTTTAAATTGAAGTAAATTTGGAAGATATGATTGTATTAGTGGTATCTTATCAACAATAGTCTTTATTGATTTAAAATTACATTCTTTTATTTCTGCATCAGTTCCTTTTACTTTCCAATCTAAAGATGCGGCTGTATAAAATGCATTTCCTAAAAACTTTTTGTATCCTATATAATCAACTTCAGTTATTCTAGAATTAGTATCATTTGCTTTTTGAATAAAATATCTTACAATATATCCCCTATCATAATCCAAATCAGTTAAGGTTGGTATATGTGCTGATATTATTCTTTCATCAAAAGTACTACCTATATTTGATACTGTGTTATATCTGTTTAAATCCATTTTATATTATATTATCTTTGTAATCTAAAGCCACCTTCTATTTCAGTTTTCCAAATCATATCAGTAATTGTATGTTTTACAGATGTTACTTGAAAAAATCCAGTTTGTTCATATGCTTTTGGAATACCATTTACTGCAAACTTATCACCTCTTTTAATACCACTCACACCATGTATAGTAAAACTAAATTTAATTGGCATTAATGCAGATACTCCATTTTCTTCTTTAACAACATCATTACCATTTTTTAATGATTCAAATACTAACTGGTCATTATATGCAGTAATATATGTCATTTCTTCTAATGTTTTTCCAAAATCAGAACTTGCAATCAAATCAATTTTTGGTGCATACCCAATTTTACTTAAAAACATTTGCATTGCCTTTTCTTTAGCTTTTTCAGCTGCTTCACTTTTTTCTTTTGCAGTAGGAGTTTTTGTAGTTCCCTTATCTGCTGGTTTAGCTTGCTTTCCCTCAATACTTTTTAAAACCAAATCATCCGAATCCGTAAAAAGTCCTTTTTTCTTTTTACTATTTACCTGAGGTTGACTTCCGTTTACTTTTTGTCCTAATCTATTTCCAATAATTTGATTCATCTTTGCACCACTAATATCTAAATCCAATGAAGCATCCATAAAAATAGAATTTGAACCAGCTACATCAAATCTATATGGAGTTCCAGATGTTTGTGGATTTACATTCATATCAACTACACATAATTCAGTAGAGCCATCCGATGAGTTTTGTTCTTGTATTTGAAAATCCCATACTCCACCAGCTGCTCCAGATATACCATTAAGAATTTGATATAATGCATCTTTTATAGAAAAGTTTTTAGTTTCTAATATACCTTTAACAAATTGCATATTAACATAAAGGTCTTCTAAAAATCCATAAGAAAGTGCGGGCTTATTTAACCCCACAAATGTACCATCATCTCCGAATTGAATTTGTCCTCTACTTGCAACACTACCATTTGCTATTGCTTCATCGTATGGAAATCTAACCTTTGTAGTACCATCGGTAACTGAATTATCAATTACGTTTGTAAAATCGGTTTGAGCTTGGTTTTCTGATGCTTGTAGTAATGAAAACTTTGGTGTTTGTGGATTTGGTATGAACAATTTATTTTTATCAGTACTAAATATTTTTGGAAATGCAAAACACACAGTGTTTTTTGTATTTACTCTAACACTAACTAATTTATTTCCAACTTTAAATGCCTGAAATCCTATTTTACTTAAAACTTCAGATAATACTGAAAATCTTATAAATCCACTATCTCCAATAAGTTCAGTACCTTCTGGTAAATCTACTTTTTTTGCATCACCACCTTTATCTGCTGTACTTGCCCCACCTCCAAATGTAAATCCAAAAAAACTAGTTCCTTTTAGTTTTGAATTCATTTCAGCTTTTACATTTTCATCTACGTTTATATAGTTTAATGTTGATGCAAAATTAACATCTTTTAATAATTCAGTAACTTCAAGACTTTGTTTATTGGATGGTAAATTATTAAATGCCATCATAAACCTTTGCTTGCCAACATCTTGTTCAGATGATATATCAGATGATTCATAAGCCTCTGCTTTATTAGTAGTTGTTTCTTCTTTACCTTCGGTATTATCAGCTGCATTAAGAAATGCTGGCAGTTCTGTAAATCCTGTACACTTTACAGTTATTGTCCATTCTTGTCCTGTCATTGAAACACTACCACCTGTTATAAATCCTAAATAATTATCATAGTGTCCGCCAGATGCTTTTCTTTTCTTATTAACAACTTGAAATGATTGATTTTCACCAACACTATCTCCCGTTAATCTTTGCTTATATTGAGATACTCCTTTATTTGTATTCCATCCCCATTCTAAAAATATAGTATATCCAGGCTCCAAATAATACTTACACATTGTATCCAATTGTGCTCTTGTATAACAAGTTATAGAAAATGTTGCTTTTCTAGAAATATTCCCAGCTCCCTCATCAACTTCAATTGAAGTTATATTTGGTTTAGGTCTATATCCATGAAACTCACCAGATGGTGAAATAAAATTTCCATACCAAGTAGTACCAACTGTACCACTCATTGTATCATTACCATATATTGAGCCTGCTCCACCACGTGGGTCACCAAATAAAGAAAAGTTTGGATTAGATATTATTTGACAACCACCGCCTACACCAGACGCTACCCTAACCCAAGCATTTAAGTTAGACACTCTCATAGTATCTCCTTTTCTAAGGGCTAGTTCTTTTTGAACGTAATCTGCGATGTTGGAAAAATTTGGAAACGCTGACATAAACTTTATTTAATTATTTGTAAAATCGGTTACTATTTGTATATAGTTTAATGGAATTCTTAATATTGTTTCTTCTGGGAATCCTAATGGTGCATCATGTATATTATTTGCTGATGCGATTATCCACCAAAGGGTTGGGTCTTGATAATATTGAAATGCTAATGTATCCAATCTATCACCTAATTCGGTCATTACATAGACATCATCATCTCTCAATGGAATATTAGGATATATTTTTGGTCTATATACCTCTCTACCATCGTGGGTTTTTTTAGTTTCTAATTCGTAATATCTACTTTCCATATCTTTAAGTTATATTATCACTTTTTTCATAGAACTTTCCATCTACATAAAAACCTTGCATTTTTCCTGTTTTAATCAATGATTGCTTTACAGCCTCAACTCCTGTATATCTTTCTACAATTTCCTTTTGCTGCCCCATCGGCCCATCCCAATAAGAATAAGTATATCCAAATGTACTAACGTATCCTTGCGTTTGTATAAGTTTTCCATTAGCATATATTTTTCCTTCATATCCATCGCCAGTATCCCTTGCTTCAATTTTATATGTTGGTGGTGGTTCTACTTTTGGTACTGCTGCGTTTTCCAAACCAGAATTTGTTTGTGTTGCTGTTGTTGCTTGAGCAGGATTATTAACAGGTGCAGTTGCTGACACAGCATCAACCTTTGGGGTAGTTGTATTAATAGATGCCTCAGCTTGTGCGGTACTTTCTTTATTATTTGAGTCAGCTGCAGCTTCTATTGAAGTTGCTGTATTTTCTGTTGTAAACGTTGATGATGTTTCTTTACCACTTTTATCTTTTCCTTTTCTAATTTCTCTAGGTAATTTATCAAATCCATATAAATAACCATCCTTTGTATTTGATTTTGATTCCACAAAGTTTAATGTTACACTAACATCTATTATTTTTGGTAATTTGTAATTATCTAAAGATGTTGATTCCCCATTCAATTTGAATGATTCATTATCAGCCATACCCATAGCAGCAACAGGTCCAACTTCCCAAGTACTATTATCATCAACAGTATATGAAAGTTGTGCAATAAAACATTCTTTATTTTTATATAAATTTCCAATTGTAACTCTAAGGAATGGTGCAAGTACTGCTATATTTCCTGCATATCCCTGTGGGTATGCTAATGATGTCAAAAAGTTTAATCTTTGCCAAGCTGCTATATGTTGTAATGGTGTAGTTGAATATACTTTAAAATTAAAAGATACACTTCTTTCTATACCAGTATAAGTCCAATATGGAAATGGTGAACCAATAAATTTAGCCGAATCCCAACTTGGTGTTGTAGTTTCTGTAATACCAGATAAAGTTGCTCTGAAGTTTACTGATTGCTTTTTTGCAATTGATGTAAATTTTAAAGTTATAAAATCATAATCATCCAATGTATCAGGCCCTATTTTTAATTCACTACCAGCATATTGAGTTTTTTCATTTACAAAATCAGTTTTACCACTACTATCAATACCATATTTTGTTTTTAAAGTTACTTTAGGAGTTTGTGCATCTTTTAATGATGAATAAGTACTAATAGTAACTCCCGGTCTTTCAGCTGATGTTGCGCTTGTACTCATATCGGCAGTTGCTGCGGTTAGTGCTGCTAACTTAGATGATAAATCATTTCTTAATGCAACATCATCCTGCGATGAATCAACCGTCTCTGAATATTTTGTTTTACCATCGTGCTTAGATTCTACTCCGGCCGCTATTGCTTTTTCATCCTTTGCAGCCAAATTTTGTTGTCCTTCTTTTCTACCTTCGGATAACTTAGCAGTTGCATCTTTTGTTGTTGAATCTAATGTTTCTTTGGTAGATGCAAATGGATTTTTAACTGGTAATGTTTTACCTGTTAATGATATATCAGGAGCTACTTCCGGAACACCTGGTTTAGCTACGGCCGCACCTTTAGATTTAGATTCATCATTAGCAGTATTTAATCCATCTAATTTGGATGATAAATCGTTTCTTAATTTAATATCATCCGATTTAGCATCTATTGTAGATGAATATGTAATATTAGCATCTTTAGCTCCTGCAGGTGTATCTTTTTTTGTATCGCCTATTTTTGTTTTACCATCCGATATTGCTTGTTGTCCTTGCTTTTGGGCCTCTGCTAATTTTGTTTTTCCACTTTCAACTGCTGTTTTAAATTTATCACTAACACTTGAAAATAATCCACCAGGATTTGGAATATCCAATCCTTTTGATTTTGGTACTAACTCATCTATTTTTTTATTAACACGGGGGCCGCCACCTAATGCTTTTGTTTCTTGTGCAACTAAAATAGATGAAAGGTCATTTCTTTTAAAATAATCTTCATCAGTTGGACTTATAGTATCTGAATATTTTCCGAAACTATCGTATTGTACTTCTTGGTCACTTTTACCTGCTAAGTTTTGTGCACCCTGCTTAGGTGCTCCAAATAATTTTTTCTTTATTTCACCTTTAAGTAAATTTATACCTGCTCCCAATAATTGATTACCAATTTGCTTAGGAGTTCCTCTTGCACTATTCTTTAAAACTTGTCCAACTAAATTACCTTTAGAATCTCCTTTAATTTTAGCAAGAGTAATCATCGTATCAGGTTCTTTACCTGCTTTGAAATCTGCGTTTAATGAAATCTTTGTTGGTATAGTTGATTCAGGAAAAGCAATACCTAATTTACCAGCAATTTTTAATCCAAAATCTTCTGCTTTTTTAAGGAAGTTACCAACAATACCAGCATCTTGTGGGTTATTGGAATTTACACTATCCTTCATTATTTCAACTAGTCTAGTTGATTTTTTTTGAAATTTAAATATATCAGTACCATATATTAAAGGTGCTGATAATGTATTTATTATTCGTAATCCACTTGTTTCTTCTTCTAATCTAGTTTCACCTTTGGTTGTTGATATTTTTCGTCTAATTGCAGTTGCTGCGTTAAAAGATGGTTGTAATAATACCGTAGTGTTCGCACTTATAGGTAAATCCTTACTATTGCGGATATCATATTTCTGCTCCGCTGTTTTACCATCGGCTAACACTTTGGTCTTAAATAATTCTTCTATTGTCTTACCCATCGTTATCTTTTACCATATGAATTTGAACTACCCTTATCAACTATTGCTGATACTTTTGATGTAACTTTTTGTCCGTCCATATTAACGGATATTTTACCAGCATTTAAATCTGCTCTTAAACCTTTTATTTCTTCAATCAATTGAGCCGTACTATCAGTCTTACCTTCACCACCACCTTCTCCACCACCTCCAAATAAGCTAGATAATCCACCCAATGCCATCAAAACAGGAAGTGCAAGTAAACCACTAATAGCAACCAATGCTAATGCACCTGCTAACATAGTTAATGCACCTGCTAATCCTAAAATTGGCATGTAATCTATTTGAGATACTGCTGATATTTGTTCCATTATAGCTGGTAGTGTTGCGGATATTGCACCGAATCCACTACCTATTAAATTCATACCAGTTCCAAATACTATCAATGCTGCACCTAAAACAGCTATACCCAATGCACCAGCTAATACAAATGGTAATATTAAACCAAGTCCAGCAGCTGCTACACCAAATAAAACCAATCCAGCTGCTGCAGCTAATACAGAATCTATATTTAATCCTTGTATTAAACTCATAGCAAATGCAAATGGTATCAATGCTGCGCCTAATATTGCTATTGCTATTGCTCCTTGTATCATAGAACCACTTGCTTTTGATAATACATATGCAATACCAGCCAATCCAACCAATCCAACCAATCCCTTACCAACATCTTCCCACTTAACCGTTGCAAACTCTTGGAATGCTTTAGCAGATACATAAAGTGCTGCTGCTAATATTAATAATGCAGCTGCTCCTTTAATTAAATCACCTGCTTTTATCTTTCCAAATTTATTAGCTTGGTCAGCTCCCCCACCACCAGGTGCTGGAGTTGTTGCAGTAGATGGAGTTTTAGCTGCAGCTGCTGCGTTTCTTTGTGCAAGTAATTCTTTTCCTTTTGAAAAACTACCACCAGCAAATTGAGATGCAGAATCACCAGGACCACCTTTACCCATAATTTTACTAGCTGCCGCTTTAACCATATTTTTTACAAACTCTGCCGATGATTTTACAATACCACCCATATTAATTCCCAACCCACTTAATCCAGTTCCCATTTGGCCAATTGCAATTAAACTACTACCAAATCCTTTAGCAACACCAGCCAATGGTCCTGTTACAAATGCAGTAGTTCCTTCCCAAAATGCGCTCCATTTAGAATTACTACCTTCACCAATATCAGATATTTTATCTGCATTGGTTGCCATTTTTTGGAATTCATCAACTGATAATCCCAATAACTCTGCCGCTTTTCTCTTTTGGAAGATATCCATTTTATTGAATGCTTCTATACCACCCAATTCATCCAAAGTTGATTTTACAGCTCCGTTAATATCTCCCTCATATGCCAAACCCCTTGCTCTATCTAAGTTAAGTTGCTTACCCATCATTGCACCCAGTTCCATCTCAGCGTTAATAGATGTTTCAAAATCTAAAAGGGAATCGGTTACTTTGGTCATTGCATCCATACTAACACCCATCTTAGCTGCTGCTACCGCTGCTTTAGATATATTCAATCCACCATCCTTACCATATTCAGCAAATGCTTTTGTTGAACCAGCTACATCCTTCATTAAGGAATCAATTGGAACACCAGCCGCTTTACCCATTGATTTTGTAGCTGCTGCCATATCCATAGCAGTTGAAGCAGAACCTTCGTTCATTCTTGCAAAGTTACCAACTACATTTGCAGCTTCAGCACCACTAATACCCATATTAGTTGCCATTAAATTGGCATTCAACTGAGTACTAAATGATACATCTTTTAATCCACCAAATTCTTTTGATAATCCCTTTGCAGTTTCTTCTGCATCCTTAAATGCAAAACCTAAAGCAAATGTTGATATTTGTGCTGAATCCACGTATCCTCCAAAACTTCTAACACTCTTACCCCACGCCTCCAAACCATACCCAGCACCAAGTATTGCAGCTCCTAAAGCTCCCTTAACATTAGATGTTAATAAACTTGCAGTTTCTAATATACCACCTATTGTATCTTTTATACCATCATATACAGCTAATTGCTTTCCTAAAAAATCTTTTTGAGCCTTAGTCATTTTACCAAGACTAGCTGCCATTTTATTTTGGTCTGCTAAATTTTCAAGAATAACTTTATCTGTTTCACTTATAGTGCCTAATGTACCTTTTAAATCATCATATTCTTTTTTCAATGCAGCATGTCCCGCCACATCATCCAATGTTAATTGTGCTATATCACTATTGATATCAGCCATTTTATTTAATACTTGAGTTTGTTCAAGTGTTAATGTATTGGATGTAAGAGTATTTTTAATTCTATCTCTTTCAAATTTATTTAGATTTTGGTACAAACCACTTATACTACTTACTGACTTTTCAGCGTTCTTAAGACCATCTAGTCTATCTTGATTTATTTTTTTAATTTCCTTTCCAGCATCTGATATTATTTTTTCCTGCTCCTTCAGTGCTGCAGTCATATCTCGATTTAGACGTAAACCTTCTGCTAACAAACGATTATGCTCAGCTTCTGCGTTTGATATTTTCAGTAAGGCTGCTGCTTTTTTATTTTCTAAATCGGCCATTTATAGAATTATTTTGAATACTTTTGTATTAATTTATTAAGAGTATCACTTTCTTTTTCAATTCTTTCCATAGCATCAATTACATCCGGTGGAAATTTGTTTTGTTTTGCCTGGTCTAATGCTTTATTTATTGCATTTTGTTTTAATCCATCAAAAAATGCATCAGTAAATTTTTTAGCTGAACTGAATAGACCCTCTTTAATTGGTTGTTTTTCTTTAGACATAGTTTTCTCCATTTATATTGTATAAATATTGGATAATAAAAAAGTGAGGATTAACGCATCCTCACTTTCGATTTATTTTGAGCTTTTTTATATTCCTCAGCTTCTTTTTTCTTCATTTCAACCAATTTATTGAAATAAAACCTTCTCAAATATACAGGCATATGGTAAACTTCAGACCAAGTAAATCCATTACTGAATTGAACCATTTCCCAAATTTGCGAATGTAATTGTATTCTATAATCAAGCGGAAGGGTAAAAAAAGTTAATCCCGAAGGGTATATCAAGCGCCTCCGTTTCACCAGTTATTTGTGATGTAAATTGGAATGTCAAATCCATATCAGGACTCATTTCCTTAACATGCTTTCTAAACGCCTTAGTATCTTTTGCTAAGAATGCATTATATACCCATCTATTGATAAATCCTCTATCAGTATTACCATCAACAGATGTAATCATATACTTCAATCTAGTTGTTACATCATATTGAGTAGATGAGTTTTTGTTTAATTTTTCTAAAGCCTGAGTTTCTTTTGTTATCTCTTGCTCATCACCATGTGTAAGTAATTTAAATTCAATTTCTTTACCACTTGAAGGTAATATGAATTTATATGAATTATTAGAATTTAATACTTCCGTATCAATATCTTTTGTTTGCACTTTACCTAAATCAATAGTTACTGCTTGCTTTTCTAAAGTAAAAGGGTCAGTCATTTCTATCTCATAATCAGCGCCATATCCTAAAATACGAGTTGCTAAAAGAATAGCGTTCTTATCACCAATGTAAATATCATTTGGATTTACACCTGGTTCAACCACAACCGATTCAAATAACTTATCCAATACAATACCTTTTTTAATAAGGTTTTGGGATGCAAGAATATCTTCTTCTCTTGCTGTCATATACTTTATCTCACAAGTACCCTTTCTTAATGGATGTCCTTCAGGATATACTAATCCTTGAGATGGTAATTCAATGGTTTCGGTTGGGAAATCATTTTGTTTTGGTGCGGTTTGCATTTGCACCTTAGTTGTATTTGTCATTTCTGCCATAACGTTGTTTATTTTGTTTGTATATATAAATACATAGAAATTAAAAAAATAGAAAGCACAAAAAAGGGGATTCTTTTGAAATCCCCTTATTTTTATTATTTTTAGATTAGAATTCTAAGATTGCGTAATCATAAGATAGTGTTAATTCGATTGTTGCAACTTCATTTGAATCGAATGATAAATCTCCAAAGTTTGCTTGAGAGATAAATGCACCTTTCAATTTCCATTGTTCAATCTTATCACCAACTGGTCCTAATAAATAGAAATCAACATCTTTCTTATAGAAATCAGCGTATCCATCTCTACCAGTAATTGATTCATGTCCTAAACGAATCCACTCCATTACCGCTTGTGCTCCAGAAGGAACGATTGGGTCATAAAGTGTGATAGTGATATCTTGCCACTCACCTTTACCTTTCAACTTTCTCTTTACGTTGATATGGTCTAAAGTTACGGTTTCAAATTGAATTGTAGGTCTATTTGCTGCCTTTACAAGATATGAAGGGATATTATCTATCTCCATCACATATCTATTTTTCATCTTCGGTTCGAAGTTCGTATAGAACATCTTATCAAACTCTAATATTTCTGCCATTTTTTATTCCTTTTATTTGTATTAATAAATATCTACTTTATTGATTTTCGTATTATGCGTTAAAACTTGCTCCAGTTGGTAAGATGTTGAAATCTATTACGATAAATTCCGCTGTCTTAGCCGGTTGTAAGAAAATTTGTCCTGCTAATATGTTTCTATCAATTACATCAGGTGTATTGTTTGATTCATCCATTACAACTCTAAATGCGTATAAACCTTGTCTTTGTTGAACTGCCTCTAAGTAAGGGTTCACAGTGTTTAAGAATCTTGCTCTAGTTGTTGCTGTGTTTTGTTCGAACACTAAGAAACGAGATGTAGATGCTATAAACTTCTTAAGAGTGATAAGTAATCTTCTAACATTGATTCTATCTAAAGCTGATGCTTTATCTTGCAATGTCTTCTGTCCGAATGCTACAATACCTTGTCCAGGGAATGCTGCGATTGGATTTACTTTATTCTCATATAGAGTATCTCTTTCAGAATGTGTTAATCTATTCAATACTGAAACTGCTCCACTAATACCACCTCTATTCAAACCAGCAGGTGCGAACCATTCTGCTGCTAATCTATCGTTTGCAGCGAATACAGCCGGCATCAATACTGATGGAGGTACACTCATTAATTTGTTACTATTAGTATCAACTGTCTTAACCCAAGGGTAGTAAGTTCCAACGTAGTTAGAATCTACTGAATTTGCTTCTTCAGTTGCTTCAGTAATTGTTGCAGTTGCTGCCACAAAATCAGCGATGTAGAAACAATCTTGTCTATCTTCAACCATATCAATTACTTTTGTAGTAATAGATGGGTGTAAAGAACGAATGATACCAGGAGTTACAACTAAGTTAATATCGTATTCATCTGCATTTGATACAGCGTTAATTGCTTTTGTATATGCAATTGAACCATTAGTTGAGTTATTTGAACAATTAAATCCTTGCGTATTTGCTCCAGTTATAGATGTACCTAAGTTAATTTTTACAGTTGGTGCGTTACCATCAAAACCTTCTTGGAATCCTAATATAAATTGTCTTTTAACCATATCAGTTGATGCTGAACCGGTCATTACATATGATAATTGAGAATCAAATGCGAAATCAACGTTTGCTCCAACCAATGCTCCAACAGGAATTGGTTTTAAGTATTGTTTGTTATCATCAGATACACCAACAGTCTCAAAATCAAATCCAGAATAATATACAGGAGATGATGATGTGTTATTTGCTGAACCAGTTTGGTAAACTACCGCAGGTACTTTATTTGTATCTGCTACATTTGTTACTATTGGGTTTGTATATGCTCCATGTCCAAATGGTGCCGATGAAATTGGGAATGAACCCGCCTCAGCTACTACTACTCTTACATATTTTGATTTGTTTGAGTAATCTCCATTTTCAGTTATCTTACCATTGTTATCAATCGTATTCCATCTATCACCAATTCTTCTAGCTATATAGTTAGGAGAAGCAGGGTCTAAGTTTACATTATTAAATGTTTCAACTACACTCTTTCTCTTATCAGTGTCACTATATCCTCTTACAGTTACAGTGAATACAGAATAATCAGTTGCTCCATCTTCACCAGCTGCTTTTACGTTTGAAATACCAATCTTAAACTTAGTGTTATATGGAGTACCATGTCCTAAAGTTACAAACTTAAATAAATCATATCTTACGTTGTTGTTATCTTTTTGAGATTTAACATATGGAGTTTCTGCTGAAGATATATCACCATATACTTGAGATGGTAATGCGGATGCTGATACATATGTACCACCATACAAACCTGCAGCGACGTTAGTGTAATTAGTTGTTGCTATATTTTTAAAATAAGCGTAAGTATATGCTGTTTTAGCTCCGAATGGAGAAGAACCAAATGTATCTACTACATCGTTAGTAGCAGTTTCTAAAATAGAAGCCGATACAAATCCAAATGAAGAAGATAATACAAAAGAGCCAGATGCAAATCCAGGTCCAGATAAAGTTGCAGTTGGTGTTTGAAATCCTACTGCCTCATCACCAGTTTCGGTTGAATATAAAACTCCAATAAGTTTTTCTCCAATGCCCAATCCACCAGATGCAAATATACCAACAGGTAAATTTTGAGTATAACCACCAATACCACCAACTCTTACGATGGTAGCACTTCCAGCTTCTCTTAAATAGTTTTGTACTGCATATTCAGTATAATAAGTTCCATCAGGAGTTCCGAAGATATCTTCGAATTCTGATTGCGTTCTAACAATAGTTGGAACAAATGCAGGTCCTTGCTTAAAAGGTCCTATAAATGCTGCTCCAATTTCACCAACTCCTTGCGCTAGGAAGGAAAGGTCATTTTCTCTTGTGAATACGCCGGGTGATACGATTCTTTCTGCCATTTTATTTTTCGAATTTGTATTTTAAGTTTGTAATTAAGAAAATCCAATATAATTACTTATATAAATATAAAGAAAATGTCCAAAACACAAATTTGTTTATAAATCTGCACTTTGGACATTTAAAGTTAATATTTTTAATTAAACCACTAAAGAACCAGTAGGTTCTATCGATGAACCTGATGTAGGTGACCAAGGTAAATTAACTGCCTCAACGCTACTAATAATAGATGTTTTTTCTTTTATTTGTGTGTTGATTCTATCTGATATATGGTCCCAATAGTTAGTTGCTCTATTTGAGCCACTTACATATCCTTTAATCCAATCCAATACAATTTCTTCTGTCAATTCATTGTATGGTACAAAATTATCAGGATTAATTTGGTCTAATGTAAACGGAGTTGCTCCAGTAAATAAACCATCGTTTCCATTTTCATCTATTCCTTTAACTTCCCATCTAGTACCAATTATAGCGTTATCTACACTATCATTGGTTGTTTTTTTAATTTGAGTTATTTTCCACTCGTATGTTAATGCCATAGTATTTCTTTTTAATAAATATTTATTTTTTCAAAATTATGATAATGTGTGATTAATTACTACTAATTCAAATTCATCACACATCTTTTCAGCCAAATAAGTATTGCTACCACTCCATGCATTTAATACATTGGTTGGTACATCCCATATTCCACTATTTATAATAGTATCAGGAACTGCATCAGATTCTCTATTCGGGTCTCTGAATCTTAATTCATATCTTAGTCTACAATCATCCTTTCCTAAATCGTAACTCAGAATATTGGTTAAAACAACATTAATTGTTTTTCCAAATAAGTTTTTATTTTGTATTGTTGTTAGTATCATTGTGTATAAATATTTAATTATAAAGATTAACAATCTTCTAATTCAGATGCTGATGATATAACATTTCTATCTTTTAAATCTTCTACTAATTTTGCTTTCAAAAGTGGATATGCTTGTGCAAATATATCTGCACCTTGTAGAGATGAAAAATCAGCTACTGTTTTTTGATAAGACCTGCCATCAATTACTTCTGTTATAGATGCTGTCATTGGAATAGAATGCCAATGTGGTATTGCATCTACTTTTGCAAGAAATCTTTCATGAATAGGAGAACCAACTCTAGAAGCTATCGATGTTTCTATTAAATTAGCTTCTTCTTCACTCTTAAATACATTAACGTATAATTCAAGAGCTCCTTTGTTTCTATCTACAACATAACGATAAATTCTTACATAAGCTTCGTCTGTAACACCTTGAGATGTTCCTATCGTTGTATTAATTTTAATTGCCATAGTTATTCTATTTTATATATATAAATATATGGTTTTTATTCAAAACTCATTTTTTCTTTTAATTCTTTTAATTCTTTTTTAGTTTCATCCAATTCAGCTTTTAATTCTTTGATAGCTTCTAACAATAATGCTGGAATACCTCTATCTCTAACTGCCAAATAACCATCTTCACCTGCTCTTACTAAATCAGGAACAACATCTTCTATTTCCTGAGCTATGAATCCAATATCATGTCTTAACTTAGTTGTTTCATATTCATCAGTTCCCTCTCTCCAATCATATTCAACCCCTCTCATTTTCATTACTTTCTCTAATGAATTTTGTAAAGGTTTTATATTTTCTTTTAATCTGATATCCGAAGGAGAACCATATGCAATAATGTTGTTAGATGCAATAATCTGCCCATCATATCTCAATGCAATCGTAGCACCACCACCTCTATTACCAGTGTGAATTCTTAAACCATATGAAGCTCTTAATGCTAAGTAACCATCATTCAAGTCACACAGGTCACCATCATCCGATACCCAAACACCACCACCACCATAGTTATCAAAGTTTGAACGAAGTACATAAGGTACACCAAATGTTGTAGCTCCATCTGCATCCGCGTACCATCTTGGCCATCTAGAAGACCAACCACCTAAACGGAATACGTTATCACCATCCAATCCTAAGTTAATAGCGTAGTATCCACCTTTATGGTAAGACATGAATGCACCATTGTTACCAGTAGTGTAAGCCTGTAATGTTGATGAATCCGTTGAAGTTCCGTAATATGCTCTATTGTATAAGAAATAAATTCTACCATCAACAGTATCACCACCTCTAGCAATTGCCCAGTTAGAGTAGTTACCACTATCCAACATACCTCTCCATCCAGTGAATGAAGACCAAGTATTTCTAAAGTACATTGTTGATACAGGTCCACTTGCTAACTGCCATCCATATCCACAACCATATCCACAAGTATAGTGAGCTGCTTGAACCCCTACCCAGTGTGAAGTTCCCGGAGGTTGGTTGCCCGGATTAGACCAAGTATCAAAGAATCCACTACCCCAGTTCCAAACGTTGTTTAAATCTTCAGTACCCCATCCCATTGAACCAATCCAATAGTTACTATCTCCAGTGTAGTTATTTCTACGGAAGTTACCTTTACCTGTCAAACCGATTCTCATTTTAGAGTAATCATCAGTTCCCTGCCATCTAGTAGTTCCGTTTCCATCAAAGTAGAATGATGTATCGTTTGAATCGTAGAATATAGGTGCTCTTGAACTACCAGCCATTTCAGTATATCCACGATCAATACTAAAGTAAGAATTTCTAATCCATCTCCACACCCAACTATATGAGTTATCATGCAAACCAGTAGTATTACCACCATTATTATAATCATGCATTAATGTAATCTGAGAACCAATGCCCCATCCGTTCCAACCATTACGACCACTACCCATTGTAGTTACAGTTCCATATGGATTTCCCTGATTTTCAGGAGAAACAAATCCTCTACCATATGGTTGCCAATACATACCCTGTGATGTATTCTGTCTAAACCAATCGTTTATATATACGTTTGTAAATGTAGGTGAACCATCAGTTCTTACCGATTGATTAAGATGACTACTCATCCAACCTAAATATCCTAACCAAAGGTCACCACTTCTATTGATATATGCTCTTTCCGCACCACTATCAGTTCTGAATATAAAGTATCCAGATGATTGGTGTTGGAAGTACATATGCGTACTATGCCATTGAATCTTATTATATTCACCTTGCCATCCACCCATATCACTATACAACATATAACCAGGTTGGATATAGTGATTGTTTGAGTTTACAAAGTTCAATCTTGATGTACCAGTAGGGTCTGATCTGTATCCGGTATCATTTGTATCATACCAAATAGTTGCATACATATCACCACCAGTTCCGTAATATGTGTTACTTAACCATCTATTTTCCATAATGATTCTTCTACCATTTAAGTAAGAATCATCTACGTTGAAATAGAAGTTAGAAAGATTAGTATAAATGTGAGCATGTCCAGTGTTTGCAGGTCCAAATTGAATCCAACCAGATGGAGTATTATGTCTATAACCCCAATCACCACCTGCGAAATAATAACCACCATCACCATAATCCATTGATGATAAACGAGAACGTCCATTAGGATTTGCAAAGAATGCAGTATTTTCAGAATCATAAAATATTGGTGCTCTAAATGAACTTGCTTCAGATGTGTGGTCACTATATGTGTACAATCTAGCATTACCATTATATTGAGTTTGGAAACCAGGATTAGAACTACCACCATCAACCGTAGTTGAGTTTGCTATTATAAAACCACCTCTAATAAGGATAGAATCATCCGCATCGTTTTCAGTTCTAATAACTAATCTAGAAGTTTCACCACTTACACCATTTGTTGCAGTTTCATAATAAATTTGTGCACCATCCGATGGATAGTTTACACCACTTCTAAAATCAATAGTAGCTCTACCATATGTACTACTTGCTAATA